AGGCGTTGCATCGCTAGCTCCTAAAGCCACACTTACTCCACCATAGCTTACAGATGTATTAGTTAAAGCTACATCATTAGCATTTACAGTAATTCCTGTACCAGCTCCTATGTTTAAAGTTGTGCTTGAACCTAAAGCAACCGAACCTCCGTTTATTAATCCTGCTCCAGCAGTTATTGTTACAGCAGATTCTTCTAGTTTACTTATTTGTATTTGAGCATCTGAAGCAACTTGAGAATCTGATATGCTACTAAGAGTAGCTAAAGTTCCTAAACCTAAACTTGTTCTTGCCGTGCTACCTGATTCGTATTGAAAAGCACCAGAGCCAGTAGCTACAATAAATTGACCATTAGAAGAAGCTGCTCCTAATGTATCTAAATCTTCTAAAACACCATCTACTGCTATAGTTAATGTTTCGTTTGAACTTTGATTTGTAGTAAAGTTTCCTATAGAGCCTATACCTGCACCAGGACTTAAAGTAATAGTTGCATTAGCAGGAGCAGCTATACCTGATATTTCTGAATCTACATAGGCTTTAATTGATTGTTGCGTAGCAAGCTTAGTGTCGCTATCAGAAGACATATCGTTTTCATCTAAAATAGCAGTACCACTAACACCTGTATTTATAACAGGGCTTGTTAAAGTTTTGTTTGTTAAAGTTTGTGAACCAGTAAGGGTAGTTACTGTAGAATCTATGTTTAAGGTTATGTTACCAGTAGCTCCACCTCCAGACAATCCTGTACCAGCAGTAATACCTGTTATGTCCGCATCTCCAGAAGAGCCTCCTACTATAAGGTTTGTTACATCTCCTGTAGTTTGTACAGCTTCTTGTTTTGTTTTTTGCTGCTCAACAAATACTTGTTCATAGACAACACCATTTCTTTTTTCTTGTTTTATTAATTTACCATCTTCAAGAAATGATACTGATTCTCCTTCTCTTATATTCTGAGAAGATGGTCTGACTCTAAAGAATGAGTCAATGCCATTAACTCTATGTTCACCAGATTTTGGCATTATGAAGGTCTCTTGTTAGTTTGTCTGTAATCTATATTGATGTCATTTATGGTAATAGAACCATTAGCAGTTATTTTAAAAGCCATTGATTCGCAATTTCTGTCTGCCGTGTTTATTGTAAATTCTTTTATTGTGTATTCTGTTCCTAAGGCTTGAGCTGATAAGTCTTGATAAGAAGACTCTCCATCATTTGCATAACTTAAAGTTAAATTTGTTCCATTACCCTTTGCTGTTACAAATACTCTGTTTACTCTTTTTACTAAACCTGGATTACCAAAATCTATATCTTTTGTTCTTAAATCTATATTTTCAGTTCCTTGGTCATTACTTACTAAATGTATTTTATTATCTGAATGTTTAAAGAAGTATACACCATCAAATGATTCTACAAAATTAGATACATCCGCACTTCCTACGCACGCTCTTGTGGTCCAACCTTGCGTTGCAAAGTCATAACAGAAAATTTTATCTTCCGTATCTACACCACTGTTTGATGTCATTGCAGAGTCTTGTAAAACATATAATTGTTTATATTTTGGCTCATATGCTATAGAAGGTTTTAATAAAGCATCGCTTAGCTCTTGTCCAGATTGCCATAAATTGTCATCTAATCTTAATGTCAATTCTTTTGGAGCGCTTTGCCCATCAAAGATATAGACTCCATTTCTATTTACCCAACATACACCAAAAGGAGTTTTAGATACTGCATTCTGAAATATACAACCCATACCATCGTATTCTGCTTCTAGATACCAACCAGCATCAGAACTAGAGGATACATTAATAACATATAATTTTTTTTGTTTGAAAGCTAGCAACCTGTTTCCTAAGCTATGTAAAGCTGTAAAAGAATCTCCATCGCTAATACCAATATCTAAGTAATAACTATCAGGAAATGTTGCAAATCTGTTTACTGGACTATAATAAATTCTATCATCATATACTTCTCCGTTCTTCTTTACATTAGCTACCCATGCTCTTCTAGCACAAACAGTAGCTGCTTTAAATCCACCAGCTGTTCCTGTTGCATTACCTGTTCCAATGTCTATGCTTTCTTCATCTTGTGAATATCCGTTAATACTTTCATAGGTATCTAGTGATGGGTTTACAATATCAAAAGCTGTAGAGTTTTCATGATATAATGTGTCTACCTGTGATAACGCTTGATAGTCTTCAAATAAATTTTTTCTTACTCCTCTTTGGTAGTCTACATCTAAAAACAATATCCACCTACCATTACCATCTTTCTTTCTTGTGTAAACTCTTACACCTTTTTCGTTCATTCTCCAAGTTCCAGCATCTTTTATTCTAAACTTAACACCAGTAAAGTATGCACCAGATGTAATTGCAAATAAATCTGATTTAGGTGTTTGAGGCAGTGTTTCATTGTCTTGCAAATCAACTACTGTATGACAAAACTCATAAGAACCAGCTTCCCATCCACCACCAGTTACTGTAATATTTGTCTCTATAGCTACCTGCACCTCAGAAGTACCTGCGTGCTCTAATGGTGTACCTGTAAATACAGCTCTATCTACTGTTACTTCCAATATATCGCCTGTTGATGAACCATTAATTGCACTAACTTTTCTTACTCTCATAGCTTCGTTATTTATGTAAATAATATTACCCATCATATTAGTGTTATTAAATGCACCAGCAGAATATACATTCGTAGTAGTTGCATCTACAGTGACTGCGTATGTTAAAGATTGTGAAGACAAATTATCATCTATGCCTTGTAGTGTTAAGTAAATAACTGTGTCTGTAAGTCTAATATCAGCTGTTTGGTCTGGATTTGTTTCATTAGGGTTTGTAGTTGTTACAAGTTTTTCTGTTGAACCTGTTTTAACAATCGTACCAAAATCTTGAGAATCTAATGTTGGGTCTGTCTGAACTATAATGCTGAACTCACCGTCAGCAGATGGATTAGTGCTAAAAGTATCTGCATTTGATATATCTTCAAACTGAGTATCGCTAGTTTCTATTTTTAACGTAGTGTCTACCCATTTATTTGTACTAGATATATCAGTGCCTAATCTAGTAGCATCTTTTACATATACTAAACGCCTTGGTTGTTCATTAGTAGTTTCTTCTACTACTTTTTCATCTGATACAAACAAACTGCCATCTACATAATAATATACTGGCAACACTTCATTTTCAGTTTGCATATCAATCTGTGCATCACGTGTATCTTCGTTTAGTAAAAAAACTCCAGTTCTTCCAAAGTTTCTAGCGTATGTTAAAATCTTTGTGCTTGTTCCAGATGCATTGTTTTCTGGAAATGCAAATACTTGAACTGCATTACCTTCAGTACCACTTATATCCGTATTATATTGACTGTTAAACATAAACGCACCATATCCTGCAGTTGTTTGCTCATTAGGTGCATTAGCTGTTGCTAGCTTGGCTGAAGATACTGATGAAGACAATACAAGGCCAGGATTAGACAAAACAACATTGTTTGCTTTTGTTACCTGATTAGGCGCAATATCCCTAGGAGAGGACTTGGTATTAAGTCCTCCGCTAAAGTCGTTTAATTGTAAAGACTGCCTAGGCATTTAGCACCCGCATCCACATTCACAGTTCATATTCTCTCCTATTTTTTATTTAGAGTTTTTTTCACTTCTGCCCATAGTTTGTCATCTAATTTGTTAGATGATTTAGCTACAAGCCAATCTCCTAGGTGCATAATGATAGCTTTGATAAGCTTCTCTGTACCTAAACTTGTAAGAACTTTACCTAATATTGGTCCCATGATTCCTCCTATTAATTAGCATTTCCATCTTCTACGTGCTTGTCTTATTCTAGAATTAGGATTATTCCTAGTTTTAGCAGAACTTCTTTTCAGTTGTCCTAAAGACCTTGCACAGTAAGACTTTCTTCTTTTAGCTGCCTTGCTACCTTTCTTTACTTTACCGGTAACAGCAGTTTTTAATTTACTTCCAGGATTAGCCCTTCTATAAGCTTTTACGCCTTTAGCTGTCATTCCAGCTCCTTTTTTAGTAGGTCTGTAATTAGCGTTTTTACCTTTAGTGGTTCTTCTTATAGATTTAGCTTTTTTTCTTGGCATTATTGTATAACTTTTTTAATTTTATCAAAAACTTCTTGTTCGTCAAATCTCATACTAATACCAGGTTCATATCTCATAACCTCTTTACCTTCTTTAAGAATGATAATAGTAGGGACAATCTTAATGTTCCATTCTTTTTGAATTACTGCGCCAACAGTTTTGTTATTTAAGTTTATCTCTCCTACGTAGCAAAGCTTAGATAGTTTTTCTACCTTAACCCTGTTTGAGTAATTCCAAGACGCATTGACTTGAACTACTGCGCATTTTTGTACATTTAAGGCTTGTATATCTGCAAAGTTATCTAAGTTGACTGATTGTGAGTGCAGCCAAGACAGCGATGAGAAGAGCGTTAATGCCAAGTATGATATAAATCTGTTGTTCATCTGTAAACCTCATTATTTGTTATTCATGTCTATAAGAGTCTCAGTAATAGCTCTAGTATCTTCCTTGATATCATCTACTTTTTCTTCAAGCTTATCTACTTTACCCTCTGTGTTTAATATTGAATCACGAATCATTTGGTCTTTTAAATCATATTCCATACGTGAAACCTCTGGTTCTGGCAGTTCTTTAGCAAGTTCTATTTCTGCTTGCAAAGAATACCACATACCAATAATCATACCTATAGTAACTACGATACTAATCCCAGTTTCTAAAGATAATGTAAATTTAGTGTCTTTTCCTACTTCCATTGTTGCCCCTTTATCTCATATCTGCTGGTGCCACAGCTCTTGTGCCACCTGTTTTATCGTTTTTCTTCATACCGTATCTACGTACAGCTTCTTTATAATTAGCCATACATTGTTGTGCGGACGCCATTCTAATTTGAGCAACACTACCATCTGTTGCTCTAGCTGCTGCATCCATCAAAGCTTTTCCTTTCACGTAATCTATTAACGCTGGTTGTAATGCATTATCAATATCTATTGTACTTCCTGAACCTTGAATAGCTGTTACCTTATCTGGTTCTGCATAGTAAGAGATAATAATACCATCAGAAACCACATTTATTGTTTTTATTTCAGAGTCGTCTATGTGAGTTGCTGCTGTAGTATCTCTATATCCTCTTGTAACAGTTAATGTATTTGTGTTTATAGCTGTAATCAACATTATCTCATCATCTACCTGAATCATTTCATTGACTGAAAATTGACCGCCTTCATCTACACTAATAGATGTTGCAGATGTAGATGATATAGCAGCAGAAAGCAAATTCTTAGGAATAGGGTCTCCAGAAGACTGATAAGAAACTTGAGAGCCTAATTGAACTGCTTTTAGTTTACTCTCTGATGTTTCTGTAGTTCCTCCGTCTCCAAGGTTGGTTGAAATAGCTATTCTATCGCCTTCTATCCACCAAACAAAGTTATCACTAGGGTCTTTATAAGTACTTGTTATTGCTGACATTATACCTCACTCCATGCGAACACATTGCTTACTGATGTTTCGCTGTAAAATTGTTTTATTCTTCCTTGACTTAGTCTAGGTATATCTATATACTCTCCATTTGAATTTTTAATAGAACATCTAAACACTTTGTTCACTGTTATATTTTGATTGTCATCTAAATCATACCAAAGTTTATTGTCTAATAAATCTGTTTTAGCATTTTCTATTTGATTAGTATATCTACCCATATCAATCAATGCTTCATTAATTAAATTAAGTACATAGTTCTCTGAGACTTCAGGAACTGCTTGTTGTACTCTACTATAAATCTCTTTTGCTGTAAATTCTATCGCAGCCATTATACACTTCCTTGTAATATTTGTATTTGTTCTTTATATTGTGCATCTATTAATTGATATTGAGCAGTTAGTCCTGACACTAGCTCTACATCTTCAGCAACGTTTGCATCTGATATTCTTTTTTCTAAAGCATTTCTAGCTGCAAATAATACTACAGCATTTTCTGCTTCATCAGGAAAATTTGTTATAGAAGTATCATCATAAGTCAAACCTGAAAATGAAAGGTCTATATTAACTAATGACATATCATTCGTAGAAGCACTTGTAGGAAATACCTGTAAAGTATCTCCATCCACCCAATAAGCAGGGTCACTAGTAGAAGCTGCTTCCATATAACTAGAGTCAGTAACTCTTCCTTTTAATGCAGGAGAAATTTGTCTACAAGGCATAAGTTTACTGCCGTTGTTTTCATCTTTACGCATAACAGCAACTACTTTTTTACCTTCTACATCAATTGTATTCTCAAAGTCAGTTGTTGAGGCTACTCTTTGTAGTTTAGTAGGACTTAAAACGTCTACAACTGCCCTAGCTCCTGCAACAAGCCAATCTGTTATATCAGCTTGGTCTGAACCAGTGCCATTTCCGAATCCTGTCAATGCATCTATTCTGTTTTCAAAATCAGCCATTATTTACCTTGTCCTCTATATTTTTTGACATAATATTTCTTACTTGTCTTTGTTCCATATTTAGTATTTACACTATTACCCTGTCTGGTCTTTTTCTTACCATTAGTATTTCTAACTTGAGTTCCAAATACAGGTCTTCTCATTAACCTCTTCTTGCCTTCTTGCGTTTTTTAGCAGTTTTAGCAGCTCTTTTAAAATTAGCTGCAGTAGGAGCGCCTTTGCTTCCAGGTTTTCTCATACGTTCACCTGAACCTGCTTTAATGCGTTTACGTTTAGCATGTATGTTTGCATACAAACCTTTTCTCTTACTTTTTCTTACTGTTTTTTTCTTTGGCATTATCTACCTACCTTTTTTTGTGCTGCTTTATGAGCTTGTGTAAAAGTTTTACCTCTTTTCATCATGTTAGTCATACTTTTCATATGTTTTCCTGTATGATGCTTAGCATGTTTTTTCATTGTAGATTGCTGTCTTTTTGTAAGACCAGATATATCTACACCTTTTACCATCACTTTCTTTTTCTTAGTAACTGCCATATCTACTTTTCTTCATTGTTTTTTTCTTTTTCTTCGTTGTACTCTTTTTCTTTTTCTTGCCTTTTTTCTTCATTCCACTTCCATAACCATATGCCATTACATTATCCTCTGCTTTGGTCCCTTACTAGATACTTTAGAAGCTCCTTGTTTAAGCTTTTCCATACCTTCTTTATGAGACATTGTTTTTATATCAATCTGGTCTTTTCTAATAGCTGTTGCAAAGCGATTGTTTTCTCTTACAACAAATTGAGTACTCCATCTTGGTGGATTAGCTCTTTGTCCACAACTTGGACAATTGAACATTCCATCAGGATTTGGCTCGTTACAATGTTGACAATTAGCCACTATACTTTAGTAATAATAATATATGCAATTCTACTTCTATCCAACATAACTGCATTAGTAGCTACTAGTTTTGCATCATCTATGGTTTCAATATAATCATTGATTTCTTTCGCTAAAGAGCCAGTTACTGTACTTGCTAGAGGACTAACATCGTTGATTATAACTTTTGTCACTGTATCAAAATTTGCCATTTCTTTCTCCTATTAGTTAAAATTCTTTATAGGTTTCGGAGTGGGACTTGCCCACTCCATAGTACCTAATAACTATTATGATTGGTCTGCAAATACAATAGCAGTATTTGTAGCAGACACAACGTGTCCGTTAATATACCACTTTTGTCCATCGCAAACAAATTTAACCATAGTACCTGCTTCAGGTGTTAAAACACTTACCTTTGAGTTACTAGTGTTATTTGAGTCTACAACGTTTGTTACATCGCCATCAGTGTCATTATGAACTAAACCACCAACAAAGTAGTTTACATTCGCACCTGTGTCGAATAGCCAATCTTGAGCATCGGCAGCTGTACCACCATACCAGAACTCATAACTTAATCCAAGTTCTTCTGCTGGTAAACTAATTACAATATCAGCAGTTAAATCAGGACAAACGTGAATTGCTCCTGAGTTATCTGCGCTAATTGAGTAAGTAGCTGCATCTGGAAGAAAAATAACTTTTCTTGCTGCTGCTCCGTATGCTCCACTATTTTTATTGCTTCTATCTGCCTTCATCTTATAACCCCTCTATGTTGTATAAAGCGTGAGATTCAGGAAGTGTGATTTCAAGACCTGCTTCAGTAAGAATCATGTCTTTTCTCAAATCTTCATCTGCACTTTGTACATTTGTCATGATTTGAGTGTCACGGTTAATTCCATTACCTACTAGTGGTCTGTAAGCTAACTGACTCATGTCAGCCATAACCATCATTCCACTTGTAATGCCTCTGAATAAAGGTTGTTTAACTAAGAACATACTTCCGTGCACAGTATTAATTTCCATTAATTTGTGTCCAAAAGCACCGTCTACGTTATCCATGTTAACTCTGTATGGAGCGTTTCCGTATCCTACAGAAGCGTCAACAAAGGCACCGTCGCCCATTTTGTTAAAGAATGAGATAATTGGTAAAGAAGCCATAACAAGTTTTTCACTTGCTCCGCCTCTTGCAGGGTCAAATATAACCTCTAAGTCTGATAATAATTGGTCATATGTTAACTCTGATTCTTGTAAAGTTCTGTGATAAGCTTTACCTGATGAGTATGATAATGGTGTACCAGCGCCAACTGGAGCAACATTTTTTAATATATTACCAATAAGACCTTCAGTGTATTGAACGCCTGCGTAGCGAGCTTTTTGACCGAAAAGCATTGCTCTTTCAATGTCAATTTTGTGCTCGCGTAATTTCTGAGCCCATATTCTATCAAACTCATTCGCATATCCACGATGACGTGTTGCGATTGCTGTGTTTGTTAGTTCACAAGCTGTTTTAAAGATTTGTGTATAACCAAATCCGTCGTCTAGACTATCTGAGAAAGTATCTGGTGATGCAGTTCCTTCTTCAAATGATGTACCAATAATTTGACAAACATCATCATTTTCAAGAACGTTATAACCAGTACTTGTGTTAGCATCAGATAGACCTATGATTCTACCTTGGAAGGTAGAAGTTGAGCCAACCGTTTCTGGTCCGCTTTCAACTCTAACCAAAACTTGGGTGTAACCAGCTGCTGTATCTAAGGTACCAACTGCAAAAACCATTCCTTTTGTAAGGAAGTTTACTGCTGCTCCTCCTACAGTGTCTACGGTAAATCCGTATACTCTGTTTGCAACTACTGGGTCAGACCCGTTTGGTGCTGCCGCCAACAAAAAGCTTCTGTCTGTGTGATTGATTTGACTTCTGTTTTCAAGAAATCTGAAAACGTTGTCGTCAGTCGCAACTTTAGAAACATTAGCTAAGTAGGTGAAAAAAGGTGATTCCTCTGGAGTTAATTCTGCAACTCTATCAGAGAAATCATACAGTTTTCTTTGGTCTGGAGCTTGTCCATAACCTGCCGCTGTTGTTGAGGCTGTTATTTGGGATGCTTTTAGCATGCCTTTATTTATAGCCATTTTAGTCTCCTAACTATCTATTATGATTGTTTAGTTAGCCTACCACGAGTCCCGGCGCTCATAACTCTTTCCCATACTTGGTCAGCTTCAGATTGTTGAGGCTGTTCGCCACCCTGAAGCACACCTGCTGGTTTTGGAATTGATTTAGTTTTTTTAACTGCTTCCATGTTTTCACTTACTTTAACACTTTTGCCTTCATTCTCTTTCCACACTTTAATAAGCGTTTCAATAGGAAGGTTAGCTTTTGGTGTTGTTGCAAATTGTAAAAACTTTTCTGCGTCATCTGCACCTAAATTGTGCTTACTTACCAATTCTGTTTTTAAATTATTCATCGCCATTTGATTTTGTAGTTTAGCTAACTCATTATCTACTGTTTCGTGTACAAGCTGTTTCTCTTGACTTACTCTAAATTTGTAAGATTCTGATTCCGGCTTGTAATAGGCGTCCCAAGGGTCAAAATTATCTGGGGTTGTACTTCCCTCATCTTTGTTGCCCTCAACTGATTCTCCAGCAAGACTTTTTTCAATTACGCCGACTAATTCAGGTTTTTCTGTTAAAACTTGTTTTAACTGCATCAAATCACTACTATCATTTTTCAAATTTTCGTGTTCTGCAACCTTTTTGTCATACATTGATTGAAATTTTTTAGCTTCTGTTTCCCAATTTACGTCTTCAGATGCTTCCACACCTTCTTCTACTGCAGTCTCTTCTAATGAAATTTCTTGTTCCACCACAGATTCTACTATTGGGTCTACTTGCTGTTCAACCTGTTGTTGTTCTTGTTCTTTTGCCATGTTTTCTCCTAACCCTGATTTAGTCTAAGACTCTGAACCAGGCTCGTTATTATTTTCTTCCTCCATAGAACTTTTCATTTGGTCAACTAAACTTCCCAGTTGCATTACCTTTTCTTTTTCTTTAACTTTAGTGCTAGAAGTTATCTCATTTAAATCTGATTTAAACTTCTCTACTTCTGTACGTTTTCTAGCTGATACCATCTCACGTTCAGATGTTTGTAAGTCTCCACTAAGCTTCTTCACTTGATTTTCAAGCTGTGTAATATACTGTTGCATTTGCGCCATTTGACCTTTTCTCTGAAGAACACCTTCTTTGTCAAAGATTTCAGTTTTCTTTAAAACCTCGACATCATCTACCAGACCAAGTTTGTAAGCATCAAGATACATGTTGTATTCAGATACCTTGTTGCTAGGTAAAGTTGAACCTGATATAACTCGAATGTCGTGTTGACCAAGCTGAATATCATTCTTCATAGCCGCTACTTCATTCGATTTATCATCATACAATCTCATATTGACAGAAAACTCTGTAATATCGTTATTTGGTTGTACAATTCTAAATGTTTTTGCAAATCTGTAATGGTCTTTAGCTAAGTTGTAAACAACCTGACCTACCATAGACAAACTTGCCTCAATATCTCTTAACTTTGATTTACCTCTAGATTCTCCCATTTCTGATAAAAGCATTGTACCTCTAACAGACTCAGGAGCAGCATCTTTAAACCCTTGTAAGAGTTCAGGTATACCAAAGTTTAAATCTATATATTTTTCTACCCTATCAATTAAATAATAAAACTCACTTGTTAAAGGAGCTGGTTGTGGGTAATGTGGCTCACCAAATTCTGGATTATATTCAATAACCGCATTTGGATTAGCCCAATCTTTTTCTAACTGACTAACACTATCAACACTACCCTCTGGAATTAAAAGTTTTAATCCAGCAGCAGATTGAGCGTGTGACAAGGTTAGAGAAAATAACTTATTTAAAAGTCTTTGCGAGTCTTTAACCTTGTTCACATCTGATTTGGGATAGGGAGTATTAGTCCAAATATTCGCAAATGGAACAATTGGATATATATCAGTATTAAGAATACGCTCATAAAGTAAAATATCTCCAATGCTACTGCATTGAGCAATTCTTGTTTGCATAATTTCTTCTATTTGTATAGCGCCTCTTTCTATAGCTTCAACTGTTTCTTCGTCTTCTATTATTACGCTATATGCATCAGGGTCTATAATTTTTTCGCTTCCATCTATAGTACTAAACAATCTATAGAAAGGAACTTTTACCTTGTAAAATCTATCAAGTATTTGATATTTTTGATTTACGTTGTAATCTAAATCTTTTGCCTCGGCAGGAGTAAGTATATTGTTACTATTTTTTAAGTTAGATGTTGGATAATCTTCTCCATACAAAGAATTATTTCCAACTTCAACATCGTCAATAAACTCTTCCATTTGAGGATACAGGTCTAAAACTTGCTGTCTGGTTAAAAAAGTAGACAATATCATTCCTGACGCATCATTAAAAAACCTATCTCTTGATGCTGGGTCTACATAAACTCTAAAAGGGTCTACGTGCGTATACTTAACTTCACCTCTTCCATAGTCAGCTTCAGGGTCTATATATACGTACATATATCCCAGTCCAGTAACAGCATAATCATGAACTACTTGTTTAAAAGTACTATCTCCGTTTGATATGTCCCAAACATATTCTAATATTGTTTTCCATATATTAGCTAGTTTGTTATCAGAATCTTCTCTTGCAATAGCAGAAAACTTTGCAGGTCTAGATGTAAGCAATGATTTTAACTTGTCAACTGCAGCATATACTCTATCTATAACAAAATCAGCTTGCCCTACTGCTTGTAAAGCATTTGATTCGTCGTTTGTATAGTGATTGCCTAAAGTAAAATCTACTGCATTTCTTGCTTCATCGTCCCATTGTTGCCTAGCGTCTCTCCAGCGCCTAAACAATTCTCTTGAAATCTGAGATTTAGATTTATTTTCGTCGTAATTAGCCATAAACTCCCAATTTAGTTTTTAGTCTAAAAATAAAAAAATTTATGTACTAAAGTCAAGTAAAATCTATATTTTTTGTCCAGTAACCCAGTTTATGACTGTTTTAGCCCTAGTTTCTTCAATTTTACTCATTTTGTCTTCTAGTTTGTTTGCGTCAATTGCAGAACTTTTTGGCGGTTTTGCTGTAGTGACAGCATACCATAGTCCGTCAAGAAGGTCATCATTTCTACCTTTTGGAAACTCAAACATTTCATCTACTAGGTTTTCATGCTCTTTTTTGATAAACAATTTTCTTCGATTTACAATAGGGCAAAGCAATGCTTCTAACCTATCTTCTTTTTTGATACCAGCTGGAGGCCTTACTCCCTGAGATAATCCTGGTGCTAGCTTTCTATCTTTTCCTACTAGTTGATTTACATAGTCCTTTACCAGTCCTTGAGCACCAACTTTTTCTACATTGACTCTTCTTACAGGGTGATACTCTTTTGCCATATCTACAATTCGTTTTGGCATAGCATACAAAGGAGAATGTTCTCTGTAGTAATCTACTACGTATATATTTCTATCGCTATCAATAGCAATAACCATAATTACCTGAAAGTCACTTCTTGAATTTGCTTCATAAGCCAAGTCAACTCCCATATATACATTTACTGGTATAGCAGACTCATCTACCATCATATAGTTAAATCCGTTTCTTTCAACTAAATTACCTTTATAATAATTTATTCTGTCAATATGAAATTTTGCGCTTTCTAAGTCTCTAGCTTCATTTAAGTATTCTTGGGCAAACTTATGAACTAATCCCATCTCAGTAAATCTTCTTTTTATGTCTAATAGTTTTTCTCTGGTAAAATAGCTAGGCCATAGAGGAACATCGTCTACTATAGCCTTTTTATATAGTACATTCCAAGCAGACTTTCTATCTTCTTTTTCCGCTTGAAGATATCCATCGTACACTCCTTGTAGGAATGAATCGTAATGGACTATCGTACCAATAAGCCATATTGACCCTTCGTTTTCTTTGGAGTTTTCCAAAGCGGGTTCTACTGTTGACATTACCCATTCTTTAATCTCTCTTCTTCTTTCTGGTGTTTTTGTATTTAATTCTGACTCAAAGTCGTCAAGAATAATGTTTGTATATCTTAATCCTAGCTGAGAACGACCACGAAGTCTTTGAGATGTTCCTTTGGCAATAATTCTATCTCCTCTAGCTGTAGTAAATTCTTTTTCTGTCCACTTACTTCCTTTTAGGTCTCCAAAATAATATTGTAAAGCAGGATTTATGTCTATATGGTTTTGTATATATTTAATATGGTCAATTGCCTGAGATTGTTCTTCAGACACCCAAGCAATAAATTGTTTCTTTTCAGGAGGAGCAAAGTACAGTTGGTGTAATAATGCAGTTTTAGCTAATGTTGATTTTGCATGACCTCTAGGAAGTATAATACAAACACGCTTATCTTTTCCTAACAAGATATTACTTAACTCATACTGATAAGGAGCAGGAGTTGATTTCATAAAATCTTCAGGTAAAAACATTTGACCAAAAGTAACTATGTCTTTTTTTGCCAACTCTAAAGCCTTTTCTTTTGCAGAAAGGTCAGGAGGTATTATATTAAAGTTCTTTTTGGTATTCTTTTTCATAGACTCTATCCATCATCACTAGTGTTTTAGGAGAAAGCCAGTCTCCATCTGGTACTTCAGTAAACATACTAGAGCTTTGCCATAATAAAGGACCTGCAACATATATCCAGCACTTTTCTTTTTGTTTAGTGTTGTCTAATATTATATTTGCTGTTGTTCTTATGTATAAACCATTTTTTGTAGATTCATACATGTCATACATAACAAGCTCATCTTCAGTTACTTCTACCAACTCTACCTTTGCGCCTTTTCCGTTTTGATTTTTTATTAAAGCTGGAAAAGACTTTGTTCCTGGAAATACAAGACTAAATCCTTCTACTTTACCAGTTTCGTCAAAACCTCTTCTTAATGTTCCATATACTGCTAATCTCATGCATGACCTACCTCTCCAGGTATACCTAAGTCTGTTATGTCAAAAGACGTGTCATATACCGTTAAACAGTTAAAACATTTTATATGGGTAGTATCTTCTATATCTTTACTATATAGATATACTCCAGTTTTGCTTAGTCTATAGTAACATATTAAACAACGTTTATTTTTCGTTATTTCTTTTAACTTCCGCCAATTTTTTGTTTTGAGACCCTTGAATTGCATTTAATTGCTCCTGTGTAAATCCTTGAAATAATGTTAACGACTCTGTAGTCTTTTCTGTATCCATCATTCCAGATATTTTCATTAATGTAGTTATTGCTGTGATTTTATCTCTATCAGAAGAACCGCCTTTATCTATGATATTTCTCATTTCTTCTAATAAATAAGTTGGAGTAATATCTGCTTCATTTAGGTACTTATCTATTTCTTCTCTAATCAATTTTTTCACCCTGTCAGTTTTTAACAACAACTTTGCTTGTGATTTAGCATAATTTTCATTTTTACTGGGAAATGCTTTCATATACGCTTCTACAACGTCATCTCCTTTTGCTACATACTTACCAAACAAAAATTCTTTATCTGTTGCCTGTTTTCTTTCTTTTTTCCTAACAGAAGGAGATTTGCCTTCCGTAGAGAACGTATGCATGTTAGTTCTCATATCTCCCTCAATTTTAACCTTAGGACTACAAACAAAAGAACCTATTATAGTTCTAATGAATGTAGTTTCTTTTTTTCTATCCTTCTTTTTAAGAACGCCTAGGTGTAACACTTGGCATACTTGACCATCGTCGGTAACTATCCAATCACCTTTATTAGAATGTCTCCAATCTAACGATATAGGTAGAGTTACGTATTTATCTCTAAATTCCTCTAGACTATCATAAAGGTAGTGAGTTACACCTTTTACTACACGTTCTTTCATAATTTAACTATTTTTCCTCTTTATCGTCAACGTCTTTCTCAAGTTCGTTAATAACAAATCGAATGTAGTTATTAGCAAGGAATCTTAGTTCATTAGCTTGTTGGTCTAATCTCATCAATTGACCAGCTAATTCATTAGCTCTGTTGTACTGAGCTTGTGCCTCTTCTGTTAAATCAGAATACAAGAACTCAATTTCCTTGCCATCATTCATTATTGTTAGCTTTTCTTCTTTCTTAGCCATATTTCCTCCTAATTATAATGGATTTACTTGTGGTGGTGCATATTCTTCTAACTTACGATGTAGTTTTTCTAATATGACTACATCTGCTACATTATGGTCGTAAACGTATTTCATCGCTTTTTCATCGCCCCATCTAGCTTTTTGCCACATTTCTGGTTTTACTCTTGTTTTACCGGCAATACCAAAAAACTCTGTAGCTGCCATTAATGATGAACGATGTAGCTTTAGTTTAGATTTTACTACGTAATATAGGTCTTTGTGTGACTTCTGCTTATATAGTGGGAAGAATGTCTTATGATACAATGCACGTGTTCTGATAAAAGGAATATCAAAACGAGTACCGTAATATGTAAATATTACATCATATTTATTCATTTCTTCTACTAAGAGTTCTACAATTCTAGCATCTTGTTTGTCTGACATGAGCTCTTCTCTTGTAATTTTAGCTCCAGCAACATTCTTGTCACCTCTGCCTTTAATACACCAAGACAACATAACATCGATATTAGCACTAAATCCAGTAGATTCAATATCTAGGTATCCGATAGTCATCTCATGTCCAGTTGTATATCTGGTAGGTTTTCTTAATCCTAAGGATTCTATTTTACGAGATACTGCTTTATATGTTCTATTATATCCAGCAATACGTATTTCTTGATACAGAACGAATGCAGACTTAGCAGTACGTTCATACTGGTCTATAATTCTGATTTCATCTTCTGTCCATTTTACTCCAGGCATTATTTACCCCATTTGTTTTGTTTGACTATCATTGCCATCACTGCATATACTGCAATATCTACAAAAGCATCGTCTATTGGTTCATTCTTTGCTTTCATATTGTGATTTGTTGACAAATTGATTAGTCTGTTTATCTTATCATTCATCCTTACAATTATACCAAATAAGGACTGATTGACTTCTTTTTCGTTTTTCAACATGGTACCTAAAGCTATATTGCCAGGACCATAATCAAATTGCTTTTCACAGAATGTTCTATACATTTTATTTAAAAGAATTTGAAATTCTTGTTCAGTTTGAGGATATACTTCTTTTATGAATTCTACTGAACTATTAGTCTTTTTTGCTTTCGCATTCATATGGAAAATCCTCCTTGTCTTCTACGTCTTCTAATTCACGTATTAACATATCCCAGTTAAGGTTTTGACGTATTTTTTCTAATTCATCTAGTTCTTGCTGTAATCGTTGCACTAATGCAGTATTACCTTGTTCTTTTGCTTTTAAGATTGCTTTTTTGATGTCTTCCATAAGAACTCTCCTATTCCTAGTTGAAATAATCCGTTTGATATAGCATCTATTACTCTTTCATCGTGATTTAGACCATAATTAAAGAATATAGCATGTAATATTTCATGTATTAATGTTTCTTCTTTTCTAGATTTATGAATATCTTCATTAATTAGTATGATATTTTCTTTTACCATATGTCTACCATATAATTCTTTGCTTTTATCTTCATGTTCTAGCGGTAATTCTATTATTTTATAGTCATGTCCACCAATATTTATTTCTAGTGCTTTTTTTACTGTTTTTTTACTCATAATACTCCCATATCGTTAATTGTGTATGCAAATTAATTAAATATTCCTACACAAGTCAAATATTTTTTAAAAAAAATCGCACGACGTCTCAATGTTCTAGATTCTAATGCTCTATAAATCGATATAAATACAAAATAACTTGACTCAAGTAAGACAAACAGGGTAACTTTAACAGTCCGAAGGACGAAAAAAAACACTAATGCTCGTTGCTCTTGAATAACATAGAATATTAAATCTATTTCCTACATAATACTCGGTGTTCTAGAGAGGGTCCAATCGAAAAATTTTTTCCAAAATTATTCTAGTCGTCGAATTTTACCACCTCACCAGTTTTATCCCGAAATTCCAACCTTTGTTGAAAAAATCGCAGGATTTTGTGCGTGGCTTTTGTTTCCATAAACGGGTCGGGTCTTTTCTGTCATTGGATTTTATAAATTTGGTTGAAAATTTGGATTTTGGTTTATTATTGTAATAATTGTGCTAACAGTGCGCACAGTGCGCATCTTTTTATATTTTTTTTAATTTATTTCTTTTTTTTTCTTGACATTTACATTTATACTATGTAAGTTGTGGTATGATATTAATCAAACACATAAAGAAAGGACATGTTATGAGTATGACGAAGAAAGACTTCGAAGCAATAGCTCACTGTTTCACTCCCTTCTCTGAAGAAGGCGAACGTGGAACTGGTAGAGCAAAGCCATTGCGTATGATTGGCTCCGCTACTTCCATAGTTGCGTTATTGATTCCAGTCTTCCAGGAAATCAACCCACGCTTTGATATGAATGCCTTCTTATATGCATGTGGTTTTAGCGATGCAGAAAAAGAAGAGATTCATGAGGCCATGGGTACAGAAGAAGAGGTATTTTAACTCTTAATAATAACGGCGGGGGCTATGATGCCCCTGCCACAATGAAAGGAAATAAAATGGAATATGGTAGTTTTGAACATATAATGATTAACTTAGTAGTGTTTATAGCGGTGATTGGACCAATAGCAATAAGTGTTTACTTTGACCGCAAATAACAATAGATACCCTGGGGCTAACAACCCTGGGGTATTTTTTTGTCTACTATCTATAGGCGAGCGCGGCAGCTCGACCAAGCTGTCCAACCTGTTAAGTATTAGAGCTGGACTCTCGTCCCTCAGTCCAGCTCTAACCCCCTGGGAAAACTTGACGATTGAAAAAATAAAGCCCGAATAGCTAGTATTCGGGCTTAGAGTCCCCCCGACTTCCTAAGCCGAGGGGAGTTTATGATTTACCTTTCTATTCTGTTTTATCAGAATCTGCAACCGGTCCGAGAACTTCTAAATCAATATTCTCAAACTTGGCGCTATATCGAGGCAAAGTTCGAACATTCCATTTTTTGCCTTCAACTTTTTTAACTGCTTTATCTTGAAACTTGTCAGAATATTTCCCGAGAATGGAATTAACAAGAGTAGGATTTATTTGATTATCATTTTTTTCGATTTCTTTTTCATCGAATTGAGCTAGAAGCGCTTTCATATCATTTTTAGTTTCTAACGCTTCTTTGTTGTTCTTATCTTTTTCAAGATTGTCATTTGCGATTCGCAAAACCTCCGACGCATTCGCAACAACACGCCCTTCTGTGGTACTAGCTTCAGAAATCTTTAGCCCCATAGCTAAGAGTTCTTCAGGAGAGAAACCTTTTGCGATAAATTTCGCCTCCATACCTTTGTCTATTGTATTTTTCGACATAAAAGAATGTATAAAATTCTGGGCAATATTCCAAACAAAAAGAACTATTATTTTTCAACAATTTTTATGATTTTATCAACACGGCTCAGCCCGACTCGAAGTCAGAGCTAGACTCTGCAAGTCTAGCTCTATACCCCCGACAAAATAATTAACCTGAGTCAAAATAGTTATAGGTAAATCGGCTCAAATATGCTAATTTAAGGGCATGAAAGTATATCTAAAAATAAAGACATTCACGACGATTTCGGCGGGTTTGTCAGAAGGGAAAAGATAAAATGAAAACAGAAAAAAGACAACATACCGACAGATGTCAGACTTGCAACCAATTGTGGACTCGTGAGATTGAGGTCGAGGTACCAAACGATGGTATTGTATTTTATGTCATTCATAGCAATCATAACAAGATAGACTTGACGATTGACTTAATTGATGTACCTAAAACATATGAGAAAAACGGACACACAGACGCTTACCCAGACCTTACATTTGGACAGACTCTAGCCGTTATAGAAATGTATGCCAAGAAGTTTCATAAGGACAATACATTCTTACGAGTAGAATCTAACTTTATGGACACTTATGAGATAAGAGACAGACGCATTGCGTTGCGTGGTAGTGAAATATCAGACGCACTTAAAACTCTTAAGAAACAATATCGTCAGGGTAGAGTAAACAGACAGGTTAGTTAGTAGCGACAGATGAAAAAATACGACAAAAGATTTATTATAGGTTATATTATAAACAAGAATGCTGGACTCGATAGCGTCGTTGATTTATATATGTGTGGTTGTAGTGTATGTCCTACACAAGAAGAAATAGACGAGCTAGACAAATTAGTCAAAAAGTATAGAAAGGTAATTATTAAATGATTAATCAAGAACAAGAAAACGCCAAATTCGTTATAAGATGTTATAGGAAACTATACAAGCTAGGACGACTAAATGGTAAAGGTGTCGAAAGACATAACGAACTAGTGGAGGCGTACAGAAAGAGATTTACAGATAGTAGACTAAAAACTATTAAAATGACAAAAAGAATTAGAAAGAACATTAAAACCAATACTAATAAATGGTTTATGAGACGCCGATATGACAATTTCAATGGACACGAAGTAAATGTCTTTTGTGGTTTATATCAACCAAGTCATAATCGTTCAGACAGAACAATGAAATATGTCAGAATGGTAGGTTGTAGATAATGTTAGCGACGAGTAATAGTCAATACAGACAAAATTGTCGATATGTCTGGGTGCTACTCCTTTCGGCACCGGTTGTTATTCGTCGCAAAGAATTAGCCTGTACAAGACAGGGTATATTAACGAAAATAGGAGATTAGACTATGTGTGGTATTTATGGAATAGCTAAGTCGCCGACGCCCTATACTAGCCGACAATTAAAAGTTGTCAAAAAGGTATTGCGTGATATTGCAATAGATAGCGAGAGCCGAGGCGCTCATTCGTCAGGTATTGCAAGAGTCGGTGCTAACACTAGGATATATAAATCACTATTGCCGTCTAGCAAATTCGTAGACACGAAAGAGTATAATCAGTCAGTCAAGTCATTGAAAGACGAAAGTTATATTCTTCTCGGACATACACGATTTGCGACAGAAGGAGCAATAGTCAAATCAAACGCACACCCATTTAGAGTCGGCGATGTCGTCGGCGCCCATAATGGTTGCGTTTACAATATTGAAGAAATGCAAGGCAAACTAGACAAACAATGTCCGGTAGACAGCCAACTTATCTTCAAAGCAATAAATGACAAAGACAATATACAAGAAGCAGTCAAAGATTTTGATAGCGACTTTGCATTGTCGTTTGTAAAGAAAAACCCAATGGTATTGCATTTGTGTAGAGAAACAAATCGTCCTTTATATATAGCTTATGTTTCGGAGTATAAGACAATGTTTTATGCTAGTGAGTCTGCTTTTATAGAAGACGCTTTATTTGATTCAGGTATTAAAAATGTAGATGTCTATAGTTTAAATAAGAACACACTATATAGTTTTGATGTATCGAAGTTTGACGACATTAAAATGAATGTAGAAAAATCTTTGTTTGACTATAAGTCAAGAGTCTACCAATGGAAACTTAACAATTATCCAACAACGACATCTGTCAATTATGCTTGGTCTACTTTGTCAAATCAAACAAAGATAGACTTTGAAGACGATAATGACGATTGGCATAATGAATGGAAAAGCCAAGAGTCTATTGAATTGGCACAAATGACAAAAACTCATCCGAACTCTTGGTTTTATGAGCCGGAGGACGATAGCTGGTTTCATGTCAATCCTGACACTGGAGAGATATCGTCTGAAGAAACTATGTTCGACCGAATGTGGGGAGACGATACTTGGATAAGAGAAGAAAGCGAGATAGACAATGCCTGAAATCAGACAAGAAGTAGTACAAGAGATAAATGAATCACTTTGCCAATGTGCAGATTGTGGCGAACAAGAATCAACATCGTCAAGTTTTTGTTATACAAATACTGATGATTCGCCTGTCTGCGATAATTGTAGTGTCAATTATACAGAATGTTATGATTGTGAGGAGACGATTCATGTAGATGACGCCGAGTATGGACATGGCGACTCTTATTGTACTGATTGTTATCACGAGAACTTCACCGATTGTGAGAGTTGCGGCGATACTCTTCACCAAGACGATACTCATTGGAGTGAAAGAACAGAAGGTTATGTCTGTGAATCTTGCTACGATGAACAAAGCTATGCGACACCTGAATGGGAAGTTATGTCCAAGGAGTATGTCGAAACTAGAAGTTCTTTTGTCAATCCTAGTAATGACATGTACGATAAAGATACTTTCTATTTGATTGAGTCAAAAAGAAATATTGGCGTCGAGATTGAAACTAACTTCTATCAAGATGAATCCTTCTCGGAAGTACAAGACGACTTGCGAGTGCAAGTTGGCAAAAGCAGAAATGCAGACATTGAAGAGTGGCATTCACTAGGACGACTTCGTATGACAAGTGATACTAGTACGACAAATCATAGGCACCCACACGGAGGCGAAGTAGTGATGAATCCAAGACGAGGAGACATATTGGTAAAAGATGTCAATACAATATGTCAGACATTACAAGATAATTGGGGAGCTTATGCAAGTGTCAAAACAGGTTTACATTTGCATGTAGATGTCCAAGATTACGATTGGCTACACGCTTCTGTATTGACATTTTTTACAAAAATGATAGAGCCTCATATATATACTTGGCTTCCAAAGTCGAGATTCTATGGTAGTGGTCATCAAAGGTGGAGTCGTCCAGTTAGTCAAAGTGTCAATGACTTCCAATATATCACAGATAGAGAATCTTTTGTAGATTTCTACTATGACAACGGAGGTTATACCCACGAAAAATACAATGATAAACGATATCATGGTTTGAATTGGCATTGTCATTTTCAGTCAAATCAAGGTGTTGAGATTAGGTATCATTCAGGAACATTACAAACTGACAAGATAAAGCATTGGTCAATCTTTTGGACAAAAGTCATTGACAAGTGCCATGACATTGCAAATGAAATTGCCTACAATGGTATGCCTTATCAATTTGGAGATACGACATTGTACAAGTCATTAGTCGTGCCACCTCGTATTGTCTCAAAGTGTGGCAGAATCTTAGACAAATATAGTGATGTTTATGTTGGGTTTGATGGAGTTCATGATAGGCATATTGGAATGTCTAGCGACATAAATATGTACAGACGAGATTCCGAGATGCTAAGACGATACATTGGATTAGACAAAAAAGATAGTTCATATCATATGAAACCTATGGTTGATTATATCAGAAGGAGACATAATGAATCAGTAATGTCAGTTGATAATATCTTTGAGGTATTTGATATACCGACTGAAACTAGGGATTACTTTATGAAGAGAAAAAGTCAATTACAGAATGCTATGTTGCCTGACACTGCAAGACAATTCTATGATGATGTCTTTCATAACATAACTTCCGTTATAGAGTACAATGACAAAACTATGATGTTTGAGTATAAGGATATATTTAAACAGACATTTCCACTTGTCATAGATACAGAAGTCTCTTATTACAGAGATGTCGATTATGATATGATTAGTCAATATACTATATAAACGACAATGCAAGGACACCTGACAATTTTAAGTCAGGTGTCGCTTGTTTTTTTTGATTTTTTAAAAAAAACTAATGTTAAACGCTCGAGGACAGCTCGAACACAGCGACGATAAAGTACTTGACTTTGAGTAAAATTATTAATAGATTAGAAAAAATTATGAAGATTATATTAAACTTGCAGGTAGTCAAAGAGGTTATGCAAATACAACCTTTGGTCTGGCGACGCTACCTGCAATACAACAATGGGAAATAAAATGAACGATACTATAAGTAAGAAAAGCGACCCTGCTTTCATCAAAATATATATTCCAGTCGCTCACGATGAAGAGACTGAGCTAGATGTATGGGATGTAGACTTTGCTTACAACGAGTTTGCTAATGCTATCAAAGAGTTTGAGAACGACAATGATATGCGTTATGACGCTTGGAATGATAAGCAAAGAGATTATATGAATGACCAAAGATGAGTTATCTTGGATTTATATCAGTTGAAAAGGGCGAGTCGTCTAAAGGTCTATGGGAACCAACAGTTGTTTGTAAGTGTGGCAATAGACACGAAGGCGACGAGCCAAGTATTAATGTTAAAGAATGTGAACAATGTGAGGGAAAGATGATTGAACACGAAGAAGGTATTGTAGAAATGATAGACAAAGACGATATGGTTTGGTCCTCTATATGTTGTGGTGGAAAAGCCATTACAGAACTAGTAGAAGATGGAGATATTGGTATCGCTATATGTAGCGAGTGTCTTGATTGGTCAGACTTTGAACTGGAGGAAGAATGAGTAATGAAATAATAGACAAAACTTGGTCTATAAAACACGAAGGTCATTTGAATAAAAATAATATTATATTCAATGAAAAGATGAACAGACTAATCCAAGACTTAGAAAGAGTTAATAATAGTCTAGGACATTTTGTGCTTAGGGAGGGCAAATGGATAAAAGAGCAAAAAAAGCAATAAGATTACAAAGAGACATACTTAAATCTACGTCTATGTTACATAGTCTAGGATATAGAATTGAAACTGTATACATAAAAGGCGCAGGTTGGCATAGTGAAATCGTTGATTATAATAATGGCGAAAATCACGAATTAGACGAACATAGTGAACCTATAAATGGAGAAAATAATGAGTAAAGGATATGAGCAATTTAAAAGAGTAGATAAAGAGTTAGACGCACTACTTCTTTATTTAGAGAAATTAGAAGAAGACTACGCAGAAGCAGTAGCAAATGTAGATAAAAACTTTAATCAGTATAAAAGATATCAAAAGGGATATAATATATTATGTAATTATTTTGATTATATACCTCAAGATGATAAAGACTCAGTCGATAAAGAACTTATGAAACTTGACTTATAAAGTTTTAAAGTTTTATTTGACCCAAGTAAAACTATTTAACTATATTCTGTGTATGATAAATACAAAAGATAGATATCAAACTTCTTTCGTTGTGGACAAGAAACTTTGGATAAAGTTTAAGTCCAAGACGTTAAAAGAAGGTGTGTCAATTAAAGATAAACTACATAGTTTGATGAAAGATTATGTAAATAACAAGGAGACAAAAAATGCCCGCAATTGGTTTTCTTTACCCCGATGGAAGTAAAGTATCATTTGAAGATATAAGTAAGGGCAATGTCGATACTGTTAAAATGGGTATGTCATTACCTACTTTAATTGAAATGTCGAAAGAAAGAGACCCTAATAGGAAGCCGTCTACGACTGAGTTGTTAAATGGAGCGTGCGAATCTTATCTTAAAAGGACTAAAGAATATTATATAGACCCTCAAGATAGAGCATTTTCTCTAGCAGGAACAATGCATCACGCTCGACTAGAACAACACGAAGACGAAAGACATATGTTAGAAGAAAAGCTAGAAGAGTTTGACATAACTGGTATAGCAGACTTGTACGACAAGGAGACTAATACCTTGTTAGACTATAAGAACACTGGCTCTTACAAATGCGCTAAATTATTAGGGATGACATATAAGTTAATTCCAGACCCGTCTGGTGCTAAATATAAGATGAGCGGTAAATGGGGAAAAAAAGGTTCTCCTAAAATGATTAAACAATGGTATCGCGACGAAGGTTTAGCAGACTATGGAGATTGGGGCTGGCAGGTAAATTGGTATAGATATCTTCTCAATAAATCTGGATATGACGTTGACAGTATGTATATACAAGTCACGTTAAGAGATGGCGGGCTAGCAGTAGCTCGAGAAAGAGGACTAGACAAACATATTTACCTGATTGAAGTACCTAAATATGACGATGAAGTACTAGAGAATAAGTTTCTTTCTGCTAGAGATGAGCTTGTAAAAGCTTTAGAAACAGGAAACTTACCTCAAAAATGTAATAAAGAGCAAACCTGGGACGGTAGAAAATGTCAAGCATATTGCGATGTCAGAAGTCTATGTCCTTACAACAATGGGAGTATAAATGAGTAAAGTATTGGAAGCTGCATTAGATACTGACGGTAGAGATGCTATGGAAGTATTACACGACCAAGCAATTCTTAACAATCAAGATGATGTATTGATACGCAAGCACCAACACGTTTCAGAAGAACCTACTCCAAGCGACGTAGTTAAAAGTAGAAATGGTTTTGACTATGTAGATGAAGGATATATGCGTTGGCGACTAAACCAACATTATCCTATATGGTCTTGGGAAGTAATAAAATATGAAACTCTTGGAGATAAAGCTATTGTAGTTCACGGACGTCTTAAAGTTATGGACGAAGGTGTTCCTCGTAGTTTTGACTCAGTTGCAGCACATAGAATAGCAGTATCTAGAAATGGCTCAGGGTATGTAGATTTAGGAAATGACCTAAAAGCTGCTAACTCAGATGCGTTCAAGGTTGCAGTAAATAGACTATGTAATGTAGCAGACGATGTTTATCGCAAGCAATATGTAGATAAGAGTCTTGGAGATGTCCAAGTAAATAATCTTATGGACGTTATTGCAGAGATGGACAACAAAGAAGAAGCAGACAAAGTGCATAGAGCACTTAAGTCTGGAATGATAAATCAAGACAATTACGATAAAGTAATGTCTAAATTAATTGGGAGTGAAAAATGAGTGATGTTACCGATGTATTAAACGACATAGATAACAATGTAGCTTATTATAATCCTTCAGAAGATACGGCAGGAAAGAAGTATGCTACTATCGAAGAAGGTTCATATGAAGCTATAGTCAGTAAACTGACAATTAAAAAAGATATCGTTGTTAGAAATCAATATCTAAGCGACATCTTTGAAGCTACCTATAAACTAGACGATGACAGATATCCTGATTTAAAAGGTAGAGAAGTCAAGTCTAAAGGGTACTTTAGATTTAAGAGTCCTGACAAAAAGAAATATCCTAAACTTGAAGACAACCAAGGAAATAACAAGGGATATATGATATTTGCAGAAGCTTGTGGATTTGAAATGCAGAAAGACGACCAAGGTAGATATTTATTACCTATGGTTATGGAGTCTGATATTTCAGGCAATCCTGTGACTATAAAGGTAGTTCACGACAAGTGGACTGACCAGTCAGGAGAAGAAAGAATAACACCTACTGCTGTTAACGTCTTTAAATCAAATAGAGAAGTTGCCAAACCAGTAACAGAAGACGAATTGCCGTTCTAATGAAGTATTCTTTCATACTTACAAAAGAAGAAGCTATGGGACTAATAGAAATATTAGAACTATTCAGGAAAGAGGGAGAAGACGAAGCTACCATTGAATTAAGACATAACTTAAAAACTCAGTTTCAGACTCAGTTTGAAGAAATAGAAAAAACAGAGCCTGTGACTAAAGAAGATGTCTTAAAAAATGCAGCAACGGTAATGGGTCCTTCTTTCTGTGAAACTTGCGATTAATGGACATTAGTAAATGGAATGCCATTATGAAGTCTTTCCAAGACCTTATGGGATATCAACCAGGTATCAATGAGGTCTTGGTGACTAAAAGACTTAGCGCAATAGGATTCAAAGACATAGAGAAAATAAGTGGGCGAGAGGAGAAGTATCTCGTCCACATTTTAAGGAAACGTTATAGGGAGATATCAGATGACATTAAAAGAGAAAAAGATAAGAGAGAGAATAGAAAAGACGGGAATGACCTCAACAACTGAGGCTTTTGTTAGATACAAAGCATTTCCATCTTTTACAAAAAAAGTAGTTGTTAAGATGATTAACGAAGGATATAACATAAGTATCATTAATGACGCTATAGATTTGAGGTTTACATGGTTAGATTGCACGCAAAACATGACTTTTCCTCCAAAAAGAGTGTTAAATTAAAATTACGCACGAGGTTGCCCTTCTATGGACGAAACACATATTAGTCGACAGTTATGTCGAAAGTGTAATTATAATCGCTTAGAGGGGCATTCTCGAGAGGAAAATTTTTGAAAAGACCAATTTTATACGAGAAAAGGTTTAAACAACCGGTAATATTTGATGGATTGCAAGATGGGCTTGTATCACCGACAGATATCGACTTTTGTTTTGAAGTGGGCAATAAATTTCTATTAATAGGAGACTGTAAGAAAGACGACGCTCCGTTTCCATTAGGGCAAAGACTAGTAATAGAACGTATTGTCGACACCTGGAGAGCGACCAGGAAAATATCTGTTGGGGTTATTGCCACACATAGCACAAGCCCTGAGCAATCAATAATGTTAGCTAACACAGTAGTAACTAAAGTATACTACGAAGGAGAGTGGAAAGACACTTTCATGGTCTTTGACGATTTTGTTAGAAGAATAGCAGAAAAGTTTGACATAGATAAATTAAAAAATTTGAGTTGACTAAGAAGAGAATAAATAAGTATATTTTTATATGGCAAGTAAATCAAAAGCAAAAGGTAATCGATTTGAGAGAGAATGTGTAGACATTGCAGAATCTCATGGCTTCAATGCAAAAAGAGCTTGGGGTAGTGATGGTAGAAGCATTGGAATGTCTCCTGAAGTCGATATAGTCATAAACTACTTACTAGACGAATCTACTTCAAGAGAAATGAAGGTTCAATGTAAAGTAAGAAAGTCTATTGCTAGCTATCTTTTGCCACCTGACGATTGCGATATTACTCTTATCAAACAAGATAGAGGAGAAATATACGCAACAATTCGATATAAAGATTTGTTGGAGTTAATCCAACTAGCTTTTCAACTCAACTAATAAATAAAATAGGGAGAGAAATATGAGAAGTGTCTTTAGTTATAAGACAAAGGAAGAGTTCGCCTCAGAAAAAGCTGAGTTTGAATCTTATCTAAATTATTTTAAACAGGTAGACCCTGATAATTACAAAGAATGGTTTGATGAAGAAGTATATAAACTTTTTGCAGAAGGCAGAAAAAATCCTCACTTCTTGTCAGAAAGACAAAAGCCTAGCCATGAAAACGTTTCTATGGTTAGAGTCCCTACTAGATGCCCTTTATGCAAAAAGGCTTGGGCTGTAGAAATGCAAGACAATGGTAAATTTGAGCCTGGATATTTAGACCAGTCTGTATATAAAACAATACCTATGGTGAAAGGAGTTTGTCATAAATGCAAGGATTAGGAATATTTAGTGACGATGCAGAAAGAGCAGTATTAGGTTCTGTAATACAGGATGACAAATGTTTTGAAGTAGTGAAAGAATATATCTTAGAGAGCGAAGCTTTTTATGTAGAAAAAAATAAAAAGATTTGGCAAACAATACTAGACTTAAAGTCAGAGAATATACCAGTAGACGTTGTAAACATATCTAGCAAGTTAAAAGGAATAACATATTACTTAACAGGACTAGAGGTTCCTACTACCGCAAATGTAGAGTCTTATGCAAAGCAAGTTCATTCTGACTGGCTAAGAAGAAAGCTTGTATTGCAATCACAACAAATTGCTAGTAAAGCCTCTGATGATACTAACGACATAAGTACATTATTAGTAGATGTCCATGACACAACAAGTTCTTTGCTAAACTTAGAACCTGGACAAAAATTTGATTTAGAAACATTATTGTCTATGACAAAAGACTCTTTGTTCTCCAAACGCAACCTAACTACCACTGGTTTTGCCCCGATAGATAATATAATATCAGGCATGACTAGAGGAGAAATAACCATTTTTGCTGGGCGACCTGGGAATGCTAAAACCACTACAGTTGCCAATATAGCTAGAAATCTTGTGTTGTCTGGCAAAAAGGTTGTTATGTTTAACAGAGAAATGCCTAATACTGAAATGATGAAGAAGTTTATTGCTATGGAAGCAGAAGGTATTACATACCACATGTTAAGACATAACGCAGTCACTAGTAAGTTAGAGATTGAAAAAAGTTTAGAAATTATTAAAGAAAAGTATACTGACAAACTATTTATGTTTGACAACATAAGAAATTTAGAGGGAACTTTTCGTGAAATTAGACGTATAAAACCTGACGTCGTTATTGACGACCATATAGGTTTGATTGAATACCCTAATAATGATATGAGAGATTTAAGGTTGAAAATAGGTGATACATCAAGACGATATAAATGGTTGTGTAAGTCTGAGAATATTTCAGTTATTCTTGTTTCACAACTTAATCGTAATATAGAGTATAGGACAGAAAGAATTCCTAAACTAAGTGACCTTGCCGAATCAGGTAATTTAGAACAAGACGCAGAGATTGTAGCATTTACACATTATCCTTGGACTGTAAACTTTGAGAATGCAAGACATGGAAAGTACGGACTAGATATAGTCGTAGCTAAAAATAGGTATGGGTCAACTGGAAAAGCAACGGTTGGATTTTCACCAGATTGTTGTACGTTGTATGATACTGTGGAAGAAGCAGAAGCAAGTGTCGCCAAGCAAATGCCAGGCGACCCTTTCTAATTTTTTCCTGCTTTTCTGAAAACATCAAACAAGTCTTTTTTATTTGTAACTTTTGCGAGTCTTTCAAAAATGTCAAGAACATCTTTTTCCATAAAATCTTCTACTGGATAGTCAGGAACCTTTGAAAGATATTCTTCTATTATATCACGCATATTTCTTTGTAAAGTTGCTGCGCTGCTTATATCAACCTCAGGCACTTGTGTTCTAACCTTTGTTCCAAGTTCAATCATTGGTTCTCTTAAAGCTTCTGCATAATCTTTGTCTGCTAAAATATAATCTCTTTCATTATCAGTTCCCATCAATTTACTTTTTTCACTCTTTTTAAATTTAACATTTTTAAATAGCTTTTCTCCTTTTTTAACACTACCTATCGCTCCTAAAAAAGGAATTGCTGAAAATGCTGAAACAGCAGCACGTTCTTTATCTCCTCTTGCAAGAGATATAGCTGCATTTAGAATGTCTGCAGGCTCTCCGTATCCAGGAACAAATCCTGCTGCGTCTAACATAGACTGAAAAGTATCTAATTGACTGTTTTGTGTTTCTACGTTTTTATTCATCTTATCTTACCTTATTTCTTTTTCTTAGGATTAAATTCATATTTAGGTTTAAATTCTACTTTCTTTCCAAAGTTCGTCTGCATTTCTTTAGCAAAGTCAACCATAGTTCTCGAAGAAGGTTTTCTTCCAATGGCTCTTCTAAAAAGCTCTAAAAAATCTTCTGGATAACTACTTATAACATCTTCAACACTCTCGAATCCTGTGACAAGAGGGTCATACTCGTCTGTTAGTTGAGCCGCGTCGTCCATCTGTTTTGCAATTTTGTTATACAAATCTTCAAAAGTTATTTCTTTAGTTTTTTTAGGACTTGCAAGATTTACATCTGTGCTAGGAAAATATTTTCCTACACTTGCTTCTTGTAAATTTTTAAAAGGACCTTCTGCTTTAACAAGTTTGTTAACAGAAACTTTTGGCTGTATTAAATTAGGAATAACTTGTTGACCTTCTTTCGCCACCCTGTTTGTAGTAACAAAGTCAGGCTGAACTCCTCTTTTATATCTAGATAGAACGTCGCCCATTTCTTTTCTACCAATCCCAAGAGCTTCTCTTAAAATATCTATTATATTTTTACCACCTCTTGCAAGACCTTTACCTACAGTTTTTAATCCACCGCCCGGTTCAACTAAACCCATAATCATTTGATTCATAGGGTCATCATTAAATGCTTTTACTTTTTGCATGTAAGTCATTTTAGGTTTAATGGTACCAAATCTTTGGTCTTCTATTTGTCTATTTAAATTTTGAACAAGACTATCTGCTTCAGCGCTTTTGTTGCCAAAGTAGTTTAAATAGTCTTTGATTGTTATCTTATCTGACATAACTTATCCTTTATCTTTTTGATTGTCTCATAATATCTGAGGATTTTAATTTATAAACATCTTCTGCGCTGTTCATTTTATCTATCCATTCATCAGTAACTTTACCTGAATCTATAATGTCTCTAACATAGTATATAGCATAAGGATTTAATCCTTGTCCATTCCAATACTTATTAGCAGAGGCAGAATTGTTCCACTCTGTAATTTTATTATTTATTTTTCTCTTAACACTTTCCTTTTCTGTAATTCTATAGTTTAGAGATAAATCTACCACATCGCTAACTATTCTATTTCTTTGAGCTTTAATTAAATTAATATCATCTTGAACAGGAGCTCTTGTTTCTCCTATCATCTTACCAACCGGACCTTCCCAAGGTTCATAATTAACTCTTTTAAAGAAGTTGTTAGGAATACCTCCAGCTCCCTGAGCAGCTATTCTAAGATTTTTTCTTATAATTCTGTTTAAATCAGTTCCCTGATTCATAGGAGCATTAATAGCTAAGTCATTAAAAAGTCTTCCAGCTCTTTCAAGGTCTCCCCATCCAGCAGGAGAAACTGCAAATTTCAACGCATCAAAAGGCTGGTCTCCTAAAACAATATCTCCAGCCATCCCAAAAAGACCTCCGGTAATTGTCGCATTTACCAGGTCTTCCATATAAAATCTGTCTTCTCCTTTATATACATCTCTTAATTTAGGCATTGGTTCTCTATATGAAATATTTCTTTGATACTTTTCACCTCTTATATCTTGTTCTCCTGCAGCCCAATCTTTTACAATCTCTATTCCTCTCGCTGATAAATATCCTCCGAATACTCCTGAACCAGCCATAGTAGCAGGTATTAAATAATTTCCATTAGCCATCTCAAAGTCATAAATATCTTTCATCATGAAAGCCTGTCTCTTAGCCCATCTTTTAAAAAGATTTATCTGTCTAGCGTTAGGGTCATTCTGAGAAAAACTATCTAACATAAACTCTCTACCAGCTTGAGATAATTGTGAGTAGTTTTCTAGAGCTTTCTTGTATTTTACAGCAAAGGCTTGCTCTGCTTTGCTTGGTCCAAAAGTTCCGCTTATAATTTGAGGAGCAAATTTAATAACCTCATCAGGGTCTAGTCCAAACCTGTAAAATAGTTTGTTTCTACCGTATTGTTGTTTATCTTTAACTGTCAACAATCCAAAAAATAATTCTGCTTTATCTCCTAAATTTTGTTTACCTGTTAATAGTTTAGCCATCTTTTTAATATAGTCATCAGCTGCTGCTGCGGCCAATATTTTGTTCTGCAAGTTAACATACATAAATGGCTGACCTAAAGCCTGTGTAGCACTTCCTAAACTCAATTCATTCATAAACTTTTGAATAAGTGAATCGTTAGGATTTATAATTCTTGTAGAACTAATTCTTAATGAACGAACACCAGGAACTAAATCATCAACAAGAGAAAGTTGTGAAGGACCAGCTCTTAAAACCAAATCTCCAACCTTAGGGTCTATAAAATAATTTATACCACCTCTAGTAGCGCTCCAAATACCTAAGTCTGGAACGTAAGATATAAAAGGTTGAAACATATTTTGAATAATAGCTGTACCTAAAGATATTTTAGTTGTAAAAATAAGATTTGCCGATGTTTCAAAGAAAGAACTAAGTTGATGAGACCTGCTATATTGGCTTTCTCCGGTAAGAACATCTTTAATAACTCTCAAAGCATCTCTTTGAGTAGAAACAAGATTAGGAGGCAATCCTTCTTTTATCATAGGGTCATCTGGTAGTAAGCCAAAACCTGTTATTTCTCTTGATTTAATAAGACCAGGTATTGGCCCTTGCAACATATCATCTTCAGGAACTAGATTTAAAAGTCTGTTAAATAGATTACCTTCTACTCCAAAAGTTCTTACAAGTTCTATTCTTTTGTTTGAGCCTAAAATATAATCTGTATACAAAGTAGCTAAATTATTATCTAGCAAGTCTAGTTTACTTCTCATAATAGCAGCAGTAACATCTACATTCGTTACTGAAGTTTTACCTAATGTTCTTTTCTTTTCTAAGTGTCCATATTTTTTAAATCCATCGTTAAACAATGATGTATTTAATGCCAACCAAACATCTAACTCTGGTATTTCTCCAATGTTACCAGGAGTTTCTTTTAACTTTTTCAGGGTAGCAGTCCAAGCTGTAGCAGTACCATTTTTATACTTATCTTTAGACGCGTTTAATCCTTGTATCCAGCCTTCAATTTCTTTGATAAACAGTTCTTTGTCTGCTGCGCTTAAATTTTTTGAAATATCATCTTTATTTTTAGCAAGAACCCCTGCTCCTAAAATGTCAGAAACTTTTTCGTTTAATGATTTCATAGAGCTATATATAGTATCTCTGTATTGCTTTTCCATAACAAATGGCATGTAATATTTTTTCATACCAGGCATTTGTATACCAACAGATAAAGCTCTTCCAGCTATGTCATCCATAATTCTTTTAATACCTTCTATGGCTTTTATCCTAAAATTTAAAAAGTTTATTTCTTCTGCAGTGTATCCATATCTTTCTGGGTTTGCATTTATCTTTTTAACTTGCGATTTCCATTTGTTAATAAGCTTTGGATTAGCATCTAATTTTAAATAGTCGTCAAAACCTTTATAAGACTTTCCATCAGATAAAATTATTTCTTTTTTACCTGTAATCCAATTTTCTGCAAGCTTATTTCTAAATGGATTGTAACCAACTGCTTTACCTAAAAATGTTGGAACTAGTTTCTTTGCAGACAGTACTTCTTTATCCATACCTAATGCAAGTTGTAAGTCAACAATATCATTAGTAACTCTACCCACGATATTTCTATCTGATGCAGATATAAGTCCACCTAAACTTTTTGCAGCAGGAGATGTAAGTTGGTTTCCTAACTCAGACATAATTGGAGCAGCTATGTTTATAACTTCGTTATCTTTTGTAATAGGATTTATAAGTCTTAGGTTGCTTCCCTCTAATTGGTCTATAACAAAATCTGTTCTGCTTCTTATAGCTCTAATATCTTGAATTCTTTCTGTCACAAGTTTCATTTCAATGTCAGATAAGTCTTTTACTTTAATAGGTTTTAAATATGGATTTCCTGACTTATTTTGAGTTGCACTTAAAGCTTTTAACCATTTGTCGTATTTCAAATCAGAAGCTATAACAGCAATTGCCTGTCTGTAATCTCCTAATATCGAAGCTGGAAACGCATCATTAGACTCGTCTCTTATTAAAGCTCTTAATGCTTTTCTTCTAATTCTTGTCATAGCAAAAGGCTTAGAAAATACTCCTTTATTATTGTGTTCAAACTTATACTTTAATAAAGGTTGAGCTGTGTAATGTTTTAAAAACAAATCAGCATTTTTTGAATCTAAGGCATAAATACTTCTTCCAACCTGAACATCAAACACAATATCGTCTCCAACGACTTTCATGCTATCTCTAATTATTTTTGCATTTACACCTAAAGGAACTTCTACTTTGTTAATGCCGGATTCTTTTAAAAACTCTCTTGTTCTACCTTTGTTTTTTACAATTTCAAAACCTTTTTTAATACCTAAAATAGGTTGGTCTACATAGTTTCCAGAAGCCATACCTCCAGGCAGGTCATTTCTGTTTAACATTCTAATGATTTGGTCTGTATCACTAACAGATTCTCCAGCAAAAATTAACTCTCCATCTTTAGTTCTTTCAAATATAGGTGTTCCTAGTTTTAATTTTTGAGCGTCTTTTAGGGCAATAATAGGGTCTTGAACTAACTCATATATATCATTCATTCTTCTTTTTGCATTTTCTCCCAAACCAGAATATTTAACCACTATAGCCATTTCTTCAGGACTTAACAATTCCATAGAGCCTACAACAATAGGGCTAGTTTCATTTTTCTTTAATTCTACTTCTAAATTTTTTCCCTTCTTATCTTTAGATTTTTTTACTAGCTTATCTACATCAATAACTTCTGCGTCCTGAGCTTCTGCTACTTTT